CAGTTGGCCCGTCCACAAGGATAAAATCATAATCCATATTTTTTATTGGTTCTAACTTATCTTTTGAATACCACCTATATGATTTATAGTCAATTATTTCAGCATGAATATAATTACTATCTTTAGCTAACCCAACGTATTCAATATTGTGCTATATCGAGATTACTTTGTATCTATTACATAATTTAACTGTTGTTTCACCACTACCTAACTCTAGTATAACTTTTCCCTCAGGTATATTTTGTATTATCCAATCATAAAACGTATCTATAACTACCTTATTACCTTTATCCATATTTTATTTATCTAATCTCACAATTTTATTATTATTAAACCTATCACCCCACGTTATTAATTCAGTGTCAAAGTCTGATTTAGTGTGAATTGCTTTACCAACCCTTTTTTTCCACCTTTCATGTAACATAGGGCTAACCCCACGCCATCTGTGGTTAATGTAATAATCACATGTCTTGTCCCATTCTTCAACACTTATGGCCTTACCATAATGCTTAACGTAACCGCCTATAGCCATTTTTTTTCCATGACCACTAGGGACTCTCTGATGAAAATTAATTGAATTATTAACCTTGAATAGCATAGGTATATCTCTATATTCTGGACCCATGAATTTCCTTTCTAAGTAGTCTTTATCAACATCTTCGTTGGTAATATAAAAATCAAATAATCTAAAAAAATAAGTCTCAACTTCTTTATCTAAATTAACTAGTGAAAAATCAACATATTCATCGGCATCAAAATAATAAACCCAATTAGCACCTAATTTAACGGCCTCATTATATGGTAATTGTCTCAGACGACCTTCGGCCCTATTTCTAGCAATTGGATTTGATTCCCAAACCTTATTTTTTATCACCTTTAAAACTTTAGGGTGAGCTTCACATAATTCAACTGTTTTATCTGTTGAGGCATCATCACACACAACTATGCCGTCAACTAATTCACCAACGTGGTTTAACGTATTAACTATTATTTCTTCTTCATTTCTAACCCTGGTAATACCAATAATTTTAATATCTTTCATAATTATTTGACTAAATTTAAGTATTTATCTACCTGGGTGATTATATTTAAATTACTTAAAGCATATTCTCTAGAAAAATCACCATTACTTGGGTCGTATTTAAGAATTTCTTCCTCAATCATTTTATCATTAAAAACTACATTAGAATATCTACCACTACAATTATTTAAAATAATTTGGTCAATATTTTTATCAGTTATCAGACCATCACCTAAGGGTGGTTTATTAATATATGGTCTCTTATCTAACACCAAAACATTTCTACCACAGGCCATTGATTCATAAGCACCCCTACCTAACGATATCACCATATCAGCTGAGTTAATAACATCTTCTACATTAAAAATTGGGTTTTTGAATTTATTTAAACATATTAATTTAATGGCCAATCTATTACATATTTTAGTTAATATTTGATTTAAATAATCCGATTGAGCTAGTGATAAGATTGTTTTAACTTCATTATTTATTTTATTAATTGGAGAGAATCTATCACAATCAATACCATTATGAATTATTGTTGAATTGTAATTTAATTTAGTTAAATGATTTTTTACTTCTTGACTTATACTAACATATGCATCTAAACCTGGTCTAGGTTGTTCCAATGGGGGGAAAATACCATGACAAGTCTGTATTTTAAACCCATTATTTTTAATTATGTGTGGTATTGTTGACGTGTGTGATGCAATTATAACATCATATTCCTTATCTACCTTAGTTAATACTTTTATACCCTCTTTTATTAAATATTTAGCAACTAGCCCATTATTTTGACTAAACGCTTCAACTTCAATATCACTTCGTTTATTTAATTCCTTGATTAGTGCATATGCGTAGGTTTCACTCCCCCCTAAATTACCTAACGTATTATTTGTTACTAATATTTTCATTGTCTCGTTTTTTTAATATATTTGTGTAATTTCATTTGATAATGTTTATCAACAAATGGTTTAAGCCTTTCATTATAATCCTTTATCAATCTAGCCTTGGCCTCATTTGTTTTACCCCTAGAAACACTTTCATAATGATAACAAACGGCATTACCCACAAACAGATTCTTTTTATTTAATAAAAGACATTGTAGATTTAATTCAACATCTTCAAAACATTCAATATAATTTTCATTGAAGCCTCCGATAATGTTGAATAATTCTTTATTAATCATTAGGAACGCTGCGGTATTACCTATAACTTCGGATAACTCATGATACCTATAATTGGTTTGTAACCCAATATGGGTGAATTCCAACCCGTTCCTTTCATTAATGTAACTTAGAATACCAGCATGCTGTATCCTATTATTTTCGAAGTGTAACCTGGCCCCTAAAGTACCGACATTATTTTTATTTTGTTGATACACCTTAACCAAGTTTGAAATAGCATCATTAATTAAAACAATATCGTTATTACAGAATAATAATAATTCAGAATCACTACTTAAATGATTTTTAACAACGTCATTATTTATCTTCGCAAAATTATAATAATTATATTGGATTAAATTAATTTTTCTTTCACCAGAATAACTCTCGATAAAATTAGCTATAATATCCAATTCTTCTGGTGTTGAACCAGTATCGGCAATGTTAACTACAAAGTTAACATAGTCAGTATGTTTATAAATCGAATTAACACAATCGATTAGCATATCGACATTACCCTTTGTAGGGATTATAATGTCGATTTTATTTTCGTGTTTTATGTTAATTTTTTTATCGTTATAAAATATTTCACCCTTAAGTTCGGTAGGTAATTTATGTAACCATTTTTCAACAAATAATTTTCTATTTTCCTCCCAAGCCTCATTAGTTTCACCAATTGATTTATGTGTAACCCTAACATCAAATATAACGCCCACCTTGCAACCATTCACATGATTACCGAACGTAAAATCTACATCATAAAAATGAAAACCTCTAACATCGGTATTAAAATCATATTTTAATCTATCCTTTCTAACGGCAAAAAATAAACCATCGACAACTAATGCCTGTAGTATTCTATTACCAAAACTACTTGAATACTTAGTAGTCCAACTTTTACCCTCGTGTTCGTGATTTACAACCCCTAATAAGAGGTTTAATTGGTCCCACCATCTACCACTATCGGTTAAACCAGTTGTGCCAGCTAAACCAAGTATACCGTAGTCGGAAGTATCAAAATGTTTTAACAGTTTTTTACCCCAATCCTTTGATTCAAGTGTTATATCATCGTGTAGGAAAACTATATTATTATATTTGGCGACCTCTAACCCCTTACTATATATTTCAGATAATGAAAACTCACCATTATTTTCATAACCAATAAATTCTAATTCTTTACCTATCCCAGAAGTTTTTCTAATGTGTTTCTCGAATTTATTTAAGTTGTGTTGTGAAGAACATATAACTGTTATCATTTATTTATATTTTTATTAAGTATAATACTTTTCTTAATGAAAATCAAGTATAATTTAAACTTTTTATGGTTTTTAATATATTTATATATGACAAAATGAAACAATATGAAATGGTTAAAAGATGAGATAGATATATTATTTAATAATTATACTGAAAAGGGTGTTGATTATTGTGCAAACCAATTAAATAAAAAAAGGCGTAGTGTAATTTATAAGGCGAATAGCTTAGGTTTAAAAACTAAAATAATAATTAAAAAAGAGTCTAGTAAAAAAAATAAAGTAAATTATAACTTATTTAGTGATGACATGACAAAGGAATCTGTTTATATATTGGGTCTACTTTGGGCCGATGGTCATATTAGGTGCGAATCTAAATCTACTATAATTAATTGTGTAATGGATGATTTATTTAATGTTTTAGGTGTTTTTAAAACTACTGGGGATTGGAATATTAGTAACCCAATAAATAAAGATACGGAGTCTAAAAAATATAAAACTCAATTACGAATTTCAACTACGACATGGGGGTTATATAATATTTTAGAGGGTTATGATTATTTAAATAAAAGCATTAGTTCACCAGATAAATTATTAGATGAAATACCAAACGATTTAAAAAATTATTTTTTTAGAGGTTATTTAGATGGTGATGGTTGTATAAAATTAGGTAAAAAATATGGTGTTGACGTTGTATTTACTGGTACAATCAACCAGTCGTGGGATTTTATGGTTAATTTATGTAATCAGTTAAATATTTCGTATTCTATAGATAGACGAAATATCACTTTAGGGGGGTATTCACATTTTAGAGTTAATAAAAAATTAGATGTTAAAGTTTTATGTGATTATATTTATACTAATTATAGTAAAGATGGGATTGGGTTCACTAGAAAATATGAGAAATATATGGATGTTTTATCATATATTAAAAATAAATCTAAATTATTTTGGTCTACTGGGGATACAAATTTTTTAATTAAAAATTATAGAGCTATAGGTGGCCCAAAATGTGCAATTAAATTAAATAGAAATATTATATCAATCCATAATAAAGTTAGACAATTAAAAAAACATAATAAAATTGTTTAATGACAAAATACAACGGTATCATATTTGGAATCCCTAAGACCTCTTTCATAGCATTCACTTAGTGAAACCCCATCATTTATTATTTCTATTATCTCAATGGTCTTACTTAAACCAGATGTTTTTCTTAAGTGGTCAATATAAGTGGATTGACTTTCTCTTGTACAGAATACTACACTTATCATAATTTTTATTTATTAAAACGCCTAAAAGCGTTATCTGATATTATTATTATTTCGGATTTTAATCTAAATTCATCTAAATTTCTAGCACCAGAATAACTCATTGCCGAACGTAAGTAGTGAATAAAATTATCTACCCAACCTTCCAGCGTATATTCCACTTTTTGAAATCTAATAACACCTTCGGATGTCTTTAATTCAGGATTACCCCATTTTTTTTGGACTTCTTTTGTTGACATACCCCTGAATTTTTTATAAACACACATACCTATCTTGTGGGCTTTTTCGGCACCATATTGTGTTATTGGTATCTTTCTCCATAAAAAGTTCTCACCACATGATTCTAACGTTTTATTCAATATACTACCCAACATCACATAATCGGCACCAAGAGCTATAGCCTTTATTATATCCGAGTATGACTTCATGCCACCATCGGCAACAATTTTGGCTGGATTATCCAATTTACTTGATTCCGCATAGCATTCGGCAATTAAAGATGCCATTGGATATCCGACACCAGTTTGTTGGGTTGTCAAACAACCAGAATTGTGTACAATACAGTTGTCCAAAATAAATGAATGTGTGTCACACTCTACTTCAATATCAAAAACTTCAACGTAATCATTTATTACATTATTTTTAACTATTTTATTAATTATAAAATTATCACACTTAGTTTTTCGCCTACCCCCCTCTAACATTAATCGACTAGTAAATAATGGTTGTGAATTTTTAACTAACTTAGATGAATTATTTACCCTAATATTAGAATTTGGTAACTCACCCGTTAATTTAAAATTAATTATATTAAATAATTCTACTAATTTTATGGATGTATTATGAAATGATTTTCTTTTATCATTTCCATAATTACCATCACTATCAATTAACCCATAATAAATTCCTTCTAAATATTCCACGTTATTAACTAATAATTTTTCTGGTAAATGTTTATCTTCTTTTTTACCAAACTCATTAATAAAGTGGGCTAATGGTTTATTATATAAATGAACTTTAACCATATTGACAGTTGTCTCCACCTTAGCATCTAAATTAAAAATTTCTTTTATATGATAACATAATTTATTAACTATCTCAATTTCATCTATCCCAAATGACCAATGTATTGAACCGCTAGTTGATTTTTTATTACCGTTAACCCCTTCACTTATATTAACTCTAATTCGACAATTACCATCCCCCAAATATGTTCCAAATATATATCCTAAACCATATGATGGTTCAATTATAGTTTTATAATTATTACAATATTTTTTATTAATTGAATAGTCAATTAAATCAAATTTAAATGTTGATTCAAAATTAAATTTAATATTTTTGGGGAATAATGGGGTTAAATTATCATTATAATCACCAATAAAACCCCAAGAAATATCATTAATAGATTTTTTATATCCTTTATGATTTTTCTTATTTTTATCATACTTACCGACATAATACTCATGTTTTGGAGTTACTATTGTAGGTTTAGGTGACATACTAGTTTTAACTGAAATCACTTCTTTAAAACCATTATTAATTACACGTTTAACCTTAACGGGTATCCCATACATATTAATAACCTCGTCTCCGATATTAATATCTTCAATATTTTTATAAAAACCATTACTCATTAATACTCTACTACCAACACCAAAACAACCATTACCGATTCCGACCCTAATTAAATCAGCACCAGCTTCTGATAATCTGGCGTATGTTTTCGCATTTGCAATATTCCCCACCATTAATACCATTTTATCACCCCAAACAAGTTTGGCCAATTCAACGGCAGAAACCATGTCACCAATATGTCCATTTGCCGTGTCGATTAATACGTGTTTAATTTCAATATCAATATCTTTGTGAATTGTTATTATACTATCCAAGAATTTATTTGAAAAATCACTTAATGAATATGATTCAAAATTATCAAATTCACTTTCCTCACCCCTGGGTAGACACACATTGAAACCATTATAATTAAATAGGTCCTCATTGGTGGAGTCTATTACAGTATCCATTGGTGCCGTAAATAGTGGTAATCTTTGATAACTATCTAATATATTAATCTCGTTTCTACTATTAATATCCGTAATTTCATTTGGAGATATTAAGATATCTTTAAAATCTAATTTATTCTTACTATTTAATATATTATCACGCATATTATAATATTTAACCTATTATTTAATCCCCGTTGAACCGAGGCCACCTGAACCCCTTTCAGTGTTATTATCCAAAGAATCTACTTTATTGAACTTGGTTATTGTTTTACCCATGACACTATTAATAACACCTTGGGCAATTCTATCCCCAATTTCAATTTTAAATACATTTTTACCATGGTTAATTAAAATAACCTTAACCTCACCACGATAATCACAGTTATGAACACACATTTTATTAGCAAAAAAATTATGATTCTTTTCCACCGTCATATGGTACACTGGTTCACTATCAACTTCCTTTATATTTTTTATTTTTATATATTTCATCCTCAATTTTTAATTTTAATTTATTAAAAAAATGGTCATCATTAACCCAATCAAACTCCCAGACAACTATAACTCTATAACCACAACTTATAATATTAGTAAGTTTAGATTTATCATAATACCATATATCTTCTGCTGTTTTTTTAATTTGTTTATGATAATAATCACCATTATAAATAATCGGATTACAATGCCAATAATCACCGTTACATTCAATAATTATATTATTTTTTTTTTAAATGAATATCACCAAAATATTTAAAATTAGAACCTTTAATTAATATTTCATCATCACACTCATATTTACTATCTAAAAAATTATAAACTGATTTAAAAAATCGACTTTTGCGTTTTAATACACCTTTAGTACTACATTTCTCTGAACAATAAACTCTTTTTTCATGTTTAGGTGATATAAATTCATTTTCACACGAGGGACAAATTAAAGTTTCTCGTCTTAAATCGTCATGACACTGTACTGAACAAAATTTAGAATTTCCTCTGTATTTGTAAACTTTATAATTAACACCACAATTATCACATTTTTTATCAAACCTATTATCTGTTTGGTTAGATTGAAACTTAATTTCTGGGTTATCATTTCGATAACCCCAATAACATTCTTTAGAACAATATACTTTATTTGACGAACTAATTTTTGTAAACCTCATATTACAATGTAAACAATTAAGACTAACCCGTTTTCTTTGTGGATTTAAATTAGTTTTTTGACTAATTTTTCTACAATTCAATGAACAATATTTTGCACTATTATACCTACATTTAGGTACATTAAAGTCACTTTTACATATTAAACAAAATTTTTTCATATTAACTTCACTTTTTAATCTATTAATAAATAGTGATTATTTTAGTGAAGTTAATTTTAAAATTTTATCGTTTTCTGTTAAATTAATTGCCATTTTCCATCCATTATTTGTCATAACTTCTTTACTTTTGGGTATTTTTATCACAGCCCCATCTTCAAGTTCTATTTCTAATAATTCCAAACCATTAACTATCCAAACATCCGAAACTACATCATTTTCAATTGAATTAGTCTCATCGTTAAATGACTTAATTATCACTTTATTCTTAGATTCAAAAATATCCTCAACTAATATATCACCACCTGGTATAGATATTTTAGTACCCTTAACTACACAATCGATTGTTCCAGGGGAATTTAAAACGGTGATACCATAGTTAAATGATAAACCACTTCTAGGTCTTACTTGTAACTCTAAATTTGGTGGTAGTTCAAAATATAACCCAGTTGCCACTACCTCAAATTCACCTGGATATATACTAATCATTTGATTTGACCTAAAATCAAACCCAGCAGCACCTTCGGTGGCAAATGCTGGGTCTTCATTATTTGATTTATTAACAAATTTAATTGGAAATTTAAACATATCCTGATTGTATTGTGTATCTACTTTTGAATATTCTTTTTCAAAATCTTCTAGGGAGAAACTATCCTTTGCATCAAATGCTTTGAATAATTTACCACGTACATCATCTAAGTCCATAAAATTAGTTTTTTTGAGCTAAGATAGCGGCTAAGTTTGCAGTCTTAAGTAATCCAGCCAATCTTTTGGCTTTACACATATTTTCTACACCACCGAAATCGGTACCACTGTTATGAATAGCGTAAACTTCATCTTCCGTTAGGTTGATTCCAGCTTTAAGGGCATAATATACTGAACGCTCACCAGTGTTAAGACTTAATAGCTCTTCGTTGAACTTAAATCTCTCACCTCTATTTTTAACAAACCATTCGTTGTCTTGTTTAACGAACATTTTAGCCTTACCTATTTGATGCATAAGGGATACCCTAATAATGGATTCAATATCCAATTGTTTGTCCTCTGGCATTATATTATTAATGTCGATTGCAAACTTGGTCACATTTAATATGTGTTGGATTAGCCCACCATCGTATGCGTTATATAGGTTATCCGAAGTGGTGCACGGTGCTGAAATTAACTCTGCCCCTAATAATTCTAATAAATCGTCATTAATTACGCCATATTTAAGACCTGTTTCATTAAATTTTTTAGCGTTCTTTAACATTTTTTCATTTGTAATACTCATAATTGTTTTTTTTAATAGTTATTTTTTATCTTCACTTGTTTTTTTATCTTCACTTGTTTTTTTAACCTCACCTTCGTTTTGAGTTAACTTATTTAATTTAATTAAAGATGCAACCTCATTTTCATTAATGATTACCCTTCTTTTTCCACCCTCTTTTTCCACTATCGAGTTGTGTAACTTATTTTCTCCGATAATATCTTTAAGTTCCATAGCAACTTCGTTATTAACTATGGGTTTAATTGTTTCACTCCTTTTTATAGCATCATCATCATATGATTTTAGTTTTTCCATAATTTTCTTTGCACGGGTAAAATTATCATCTAACGTAGTCACAACTTCACCATCGGTTAATGTTTCCTTGGTAGAAGTAGTCGTTTCCGTATCATCGCTAAGATAATCAGCGATGAAGTCAAAAACTTTTTTTAATTTATCATTTTGTTTCATATTACAAATATATTGTTTTTTAATTAAAGATGCAACCTCATTTAGACTTAATTAGACTTAAATATAAATCACGTCTTTTTTTGGTTATTGCATCGATGCTATAAACATCTTTAATATCGTTATTTAATTTTTCACTTAGTTCAGTTATTATTTCTGGGTTTGTTACTAAACGCTTTATATTGCGATACCAATCTTTATGATTTTTTCTAGTCTCGACCAATAGTGCATTTCCGTTAACATTAACAACCATATCAGAGCCACCTTTTTTAGGTTTATCATAATAATTTATCAAATCTATTTTATATGGGCCAAAATCTTGTGCGATTATCGCTTTTTTGTGAAAGCCAGCTTCAATAACTTTAAGTTGGGACTTAACTTGGTTGAATAAATTTTCTTCGAGCGGTGCCAGAGATACATCAAAAAGATTGTAATTAGTAGCATAACTACTGATTGGTTTAGTCCATACCCGTCTGTACGCTTCTTTTTCGATTCCATCAAATTCTTCTTCTGTAAATTTTAATAAATGTTCTTTATATTCTGGGCTAACTATCGCATAGTTATTGGTGAAAATCTTTTCATAATTATACCAAACACTTTCTGTTGGTTTAATGGGTCTTGTACTTCTTTCACCAGTTTTTTCATTTAATGTGGTCATGGTTCCCCTTAGGTCAAAACCACAAAGAACAAATTGTACCTTATCCAATAAACCATCTGATTTTATCTTACCGACAACACCTTGAAGAATTTCTAAATCCTTTAAATGACTATTACCAATCCACATAGCTTTTCCATTACGTCTAATATATATAATATGATTCTCAACTTCGACACAATAAACATTACCTTTATATGGTCTAGTATATTGCTCGTCAACTTTAATCAATGGTGTTGATTTGTTATGTTTACTAATATTCGGGTCTTTACCAAAATTAATAACTAATGAATCATATTGATTGGTGATTACCCTACCTTTTATTTGTGATGTTCTTTGACCTCTATTTGTTATGGTTGCTGTAACACCAATTTTTAAGGCTAATTCTTGTAAATTATTAGCTAATTCTTTTGAAGAAGTAAAAGCTCTCATTCTTTCATATTTATTTTTCTCAATATGACCATCACCAATTATAAACCATTTTAAAAATAATTTTAACTGTCTTGAGGATAAATTAAGAATTTCTTCGGGTATGAATTTTTCTGGTGCATTACCAAATTGTGATAAATATTCCCATAATTGTTTATCAAATACTCTAATTTGTTTTTTATCTTTAGTGTATGTTGGTTTAAAGCCCATATCGGTTAGTAAATTAAACATATGGTCTAAAGAACCATTATCTTTAAATTGTGCAACACCTACCTGGTGTAGTCCTTTAGATTTAGAAGTCCAACCTTCGGCTAACCAAAAACCAAAAAACTCCAACCAAGAATCCATTTTAAATTCTTTTTCATAACCATATTTATCAAACATCTGATTAATACGTCTTGAGTTTTTAGAAATAATGTAATCAATTTCAGAAGATTCAGAAGTTTCTAATTCGAAATTTAAACTAGGTAATGTAAAAATTTCATTTTCCTCACCAACCCAAATAGCATCTCGTTTAACATGAAAATTTTTACCATGTATTTTTTGTGATTGGATTAATTTTAAATCTAATTTTTTATGTGTTAAATTTTTTACTTCAGAAGCGTACATATTATGATTAGGTGTTACCTCAAATTCAATTAACCCATTTTTACCACAATTTAATTCACCATGAAATGGTGTACAAATGTAACCTTTTGGTTTATGATATTCCAGTTCATTAGTTTTTGGATTAAGGGTGGCCACATCTTCAGTTCGGTCTAATTTATCAAATCGTTTCCAACCTTTATTTGTTAATATTTCAGTATCTGGTGTTACACACGAACCACCAAGCCATCCAATTCTAATTCTATCGGATTCTTGTGGGTTTGGTACGAACTGACTTTCACTTGGGTCGATTGCGTTGGGTAAAACATGTACGTTTTTATTATACTTTGATATTTCCTTAGCGAATACGGGGGTTGTTGTAATAACGTTTTCGGATAATTTAATATTATTTAATATCATTTTATCTATACCAGAATTTTTAATCATGGAATAAGCTGGGTGATGTTTCCCTGGTGACCAATAATCATCTAAATCCATTATGGTGATAACATCTAGGGCTTTAATTCGTTTAAGTGTTGTTTCCATTTCCTCAAATGGTCCAAGTGCCCTATGAAAATGAATTATATCATATTTCTTAATGAATGTATCATCTTTTAGATTTGGGGAATAATCGATATCTACGTGAAATTCATCGGGATAGTTTGTCTCTAGTGAAATATGTGGTTTTGTACTTCTATAGTAGCCTTAACCTACCCCAGTACGGTCACTAGGTACTACAAGTACTCTAATTTTACGACCGACTGGGGCATTATTGTTTTTTAATTTTGTCATTATATTTAATTATTGTATTTATTTATTAAATCGTTTATTATATTTTTATTTTTTTTATAATCGTTTTCCCATATAACCTCACAAGTATAACCATTTTTAATTGCTAAGTCAAGTTTATTAGTATCATATTCCCACATTTCTTTAGCTGTCTTATTTTTTTTCTTATGTAAATAATTTTCATCATATTTAATTGGATTACAGTGCCAATAATCACCATTATATTCAATTAGTAAATTAAATTTTGGAACATAAATATCAAATATTTTTGACCCTATTCTAAAATTGGGTACAACCCTAATCCCAATGTTTTTTAATATTCCTATAATTTCATCCTCAGCCTTAGACCTGTTATATCCGCTAATTTCCCCATTAGCTATTCGTTCCTTCATTAAATTACTTAATTTAACCCTAACATCTTCCATTGAACCACTAGCCCAACGTTTTTTAGCTAAATTACTGACAATATCTCGATATTTTTTAGTTGACATATGGTCACTAGTTTTAATCCCCATTTTAGATTTAGATATTTTATCTATTGACTTTTTACTATGACTTTTATTATAAAAAGGGTTGCCGTTACCATGTTGTGATTTTAAACTACAAGATTTACATATTTTTTTTCTTTTTAAATTGCGTTTTAAATAATATTTTTTTGAAGCGAATATTGGTATATCTTCAGAACATTCTTGACATTTCCAAGTTGTGTAGAAATGCGTTCCATTAAAACCATAATTATCATATTCTTTTATATTTTTTTTTCTTAATTAAATTTTTATCATTTAATGTTTTTAAAACTTGTCGTTTAGTAATACCATTTAACTTTTTAATTATAGTTGTAGAACCGAAACCACTTAAATATAAGTCTATTACTTGTTGTTTTTTAATTTCATCCATAGTTTTATATATAAAAGAAATATAGTAATTAAAACGATAAAAGTCAACCCTTATGGTTGACTTTTATCAATAACCCACACCAGTGCGGTCACTAGGTACTACAAGAATTTTTACTTTTTCGTTTTTCATTTTTAGTATTTAACTTTTTATTATATTAAGTTAATTATACTTCTTTAAAATGAGAATGTAAATAATAAGGGTCCAAAAAATGGACCCTTTAATTGTATTTAATGAAAATTTTAATTATTGTTTAGGTTTGGTCTTAATTTTACCTTCCCTGATTAATGTATTTATTGTTTTTTTGATTGTCGCTTCGGTTAAATTTTTAGCATAATCAACAGTAAGATATTCAACAACTACATCTTTTATAATTCCCCTTAATATAGCTTCACTAACGGTAAACGTGTCATTATCGTTTTTAACGACCCCACCAACATTTGATTGCTGCTTATTTTGAATTAATTGGGGTGCTTGTCTTTGTTCTACCAAGTCCGAAACATCGTCTAAATTAAATGTGTGATTAATGGTTGCCTGTGGAATTTGGTTTTCCAACATTGCCCTTTTAACCGCTTCTGGTAATTTTGAATTTCTAATTGTTTCCTCACTTATCGGTCCAGATTGTCTTGTTGGGTCACCCATTGAATGGTTATTACCCTGACCTTGTGAGTTCATCATATCGGCCTCGGATAAATACTCAACATTTTTTGTTGGGCCATACCCGTCTCTTTCTGGGGCTTTTTGACTGTTACCTTGGTTACTAACTTGATTGCTTGGCGATGTTTTATTTATTATAGCTTTAGCATTACCTAAAATACCCTTTAACCTACTTAAATCTACTGGTGCTGGTGTATCCATATTTTTTAATTTTATATTTTTTTATTATCAAAAGTCACATGATTTGATAGAGAACCACCTAACATAGATTTATCGGAAGGGCCAACATATTTTGGAATTCCCTCACCACCGCTAACTTGGTCAACAGGTTTGTAGAATTTAAATTTGGTCAATTCGATTTTGGTTATTCTATCGACTAAGAATATTTTCCATGTGCTATTTACGGTTTTGGTTCCACCAAAAGCCTGATAAGCCCTAATAGCTTCATTACCAGCTTTTGTTTTGCCGAGACCATAAATAAAAACATAGCGTTCTTCCAAGTTACCACTTGCATCACGATATGTAATCCTAGCACTAACTTTATCGTTAATGGCTTGGATTATTTTATCCTTAGTTCCCTCTAATATAAGACTTTCAAATATATTGTAAAGTTTCATTTAATTTTTTTTTATCCGAAAGATACTTGACCTATATTACCAGACATATCTGGTTGTGTATAATATTTAGTTGGTCCATATCCCCATTTTGATGAGTTATTCGCAAATGCCGCAAGTCTACCAGACCCACCGTATACTGGGTTACCGTTTATGTCGATATCACCGCCACCATTATATGTATCCATAAAGACACCAGTACCCTTACCGTATACGGGCGTACTTGAATCCGATAATGCTCTAGTGTGCGTTGCTGAATAATTATTGGCACTCGCCTCATTATTGTAATTATTGATTGCGATTAACGCTTCTCTTCTAACTAACGCTGCTTCTTCTAATTTATTACTAGCCATAATTTTATATTTTTTGTTTATTATTATTCATGTACTCTATTAGATATTTCATTTCATCTATTTCAGATTGAATGGATTCATAATATTGTACCCTGTTATTTTCAATTTGGTCTACCGTTTTACCACCAGCTACGTGTTTATTGTCACCAGTAGTCTTAAAATTGGGTAATCCACCAATTTTATCTGGATTGGTATTGTCCACATCTTTTTCATGTGTCTTTTTATAAGTATTCTCCCTACCAGTTTTCATCTGGGTTCTTTTCACCCCATCAATGGTTTTTCTTGTTTGTTCGTATTTTTTAGTTACCCAATCCAATGCATCTTGCTCTTCGGGGGTTAATTCACCCTTACCCTCTAATCTAGACTTAACGGTTGTTAAATTGTTACCAGTTATTTTATCACCTAGATATTTTCTAGCTGAATCGCTGTTCACAACGTAACTTTTATTTATTAAATCCGTATTTGGCATTACTTAATTTTATTTTTAATCATATTCTTATAATCGTTGGGAATTTCAGAAATATTTAAATTACTGACAACGTGATTTAATATTATACCAATTTGTTCACCACTAAGACCGTTATTATTTACCGAATTTATAAATTCCTTAGTTTTACTTGAAACCACGGAATTTTCTAAATCGTCCATATCTGGTACATTATTTCTATTTACGTCAGAATAATTTCTTTTATTAACCAATCCAGATGGGTCATTTCTTTTAGCTATTAATTCTTTAACTAATTTTTTAACTTTATCCTTGTATGTTTCGCTCAATTCCTCATCTTCCTCTAATCTATAATTAGTTCCACTACCATATGGCATACCCATATTTGTTTGTCCAAACCAATTGTGTTTATTTTTTGTTTTTGCGGCAAAATCATCCGTAGTTTGTGGAATACCTTGTTTAAAATCAGATTGGTCATCGAATGCTTTTTGAGTATCCGTGGTAACTTGTGTGTGCGCTATATTCGGTTTATCCCCACCGAACTCACCATTAGGGTCGAATAACTCGCCCATAGGTTCGTCTTTTAATGCGTATTTTTCCTTAAAGTCTTTTTTAGAAAATTTCATAAATATACTTTTTATTATAAATATAATGAAATCTGTGAATATTTATAATAAAATACATAAACTATGGCTTTTAGAACAAAAATAGACTATTCCAATAATAGACAAATAAAACAAAGAGAACAAACTTTTACAACTCTTTCAGGTTCATCCACCTTTGGTGTACCTTTTAGTTCGCTAACTACTGGTCCAGATTTAAATACCGTTACCATTATTGATGATTTATCTGGTTTAACTGGTACAACTTTCTCTGGTAACGAAACAACGACTATTTTTAATTTTGCTGATTCTAGAATGAATTTAGCGGTTAATTCACTTAGTGCCGTAACCCCATCTAATTTTAATATACAACAAAATACTGGTGATGTACTTACCGTTGAAAATACAACATTATTAGATGGTAATTTAATAAATTTATCATATAGTGGTGTTAGTTTTACATTGGATGTTGAAACATTCGTTGATTTAGGTGGTGTATATACTGGTACTGTCGAGCATTCTGAATTTTATATTATTAGTGCCGATACGCTGGGCTATAAAGAAAGAACAATCTGGGTGGATAACCCAGAAATTACAAGAACCGATAGACTTATAGTAAGTAGAGGTGCGCAAGCTGGTTATATATTAACATCGAATGATGAAGGTATGGGTAGTTGGGTTGAACCGACTAGTGGTACAGGACTTACAGAAGTGATAAGTACATGTCAAAGCAATCTTACCAATAATACAGATGTTTATGCTATTATAGACACATCATCTGGACCATATAATAATGACGGTGATAATAGGATTTTATTACAGAACTCATTAAGTGAGTGGTTTAATAATTTTAAAATAAGTAATCCAGATTATACTGGTAAATTATATATAGGTTATAGTAATTCAACCGAAGAATTTAGTGAAGG